GCCTGCATCATCGAACATTGAACGGATACCGTCCGCCATTCCAGACACGTTACCTTTGACAACTTCAAACCCACTCATTAAAGCAGTATTGAAACCGCCCATAATGGCTTGACCTGCAGGAATAAGCAATCTGCGGTCATAAGAGATAGGACCTTTATGTGTTGCAATCCAGTTAGCAACGCCACCGATAAAATCAGTAACCGCACTCCAAGCAGCTTTCAAACCACCAAGGAAACCGTCCATAATCGCACGACCTGCACCGCTTAAGTCAATGTTCCATAATTTGCCAAAGAAACCACTGATTGCCTCAATAGCACTAGAAACTCCGCTTTTAAGTAAATCTAATGCACCCAAGAAACCTTCTTTCATAGCGTTGGCAACATTTACTACCGTCTCTTTAATCGCATTTATTGCACCGCTAATAAATTCTTTAATACCATCCCAGATTGTTGTTACAGTATCTTTAATAGCTCCCAAAACGGTACTAATGATGTCTTTAATTGCATTAATGACAGTTTCAACAACCGTCTTAATACCATTCCAAACAGTTTCCGCTATTCCTTTAATAGCTTCCCAAGCACCGCTCCAATCGCCTTTAATAACAGCCGTAACCGCTTTGATGATGCCTGCTATCACGTTCAATACAGTTGAAATAACCGTTGAAATAACAGTCCATACAGTCTGAACAATTGTAGTAAATACATTCCAAATTGCATTCCATACATTTTGAACAATCTGCATGTATGTTGTAATCACGTTTTGGATAACTTGGATAGCGTTTGTTATAACCTGCTGAATAGCATTCCAAACCGCTTCAACAACAGATGTAAGTGTATTCCAAACGTTTGTAGCGACCTCTACAATACCGTTCCAAATACCAGACATGAATTCTGCGAATCCATTCCACAATCCTTTGATTACTTCAATGACAGGCGTTATAAATTCAACGAATCCGTTCCATACATTCGTAGAAACCTCCACGACGCCGTTCCAAAGATTAGTGAAGAACTCTGTAATGCCGTTCCAAACGCCTTTAATCACTTCGACAACCGTTTTAACAACGTTAACAATACCTTCCCAAACAGTCTTAGCTATCGAAACAATTCCGTCCCATAGCGTTGAGAAGAACTCTGATAAAGCGTTCCATACATTCATCAACGCTTCCACGATAGGTTGTGCACCTTCTAAGAAGCTGTTCCAAACATTTGAAGCGAATTGTGTAATGCCGTTCCAAAGTCCAGAAAAGAACTCTGTAATGCTATTCCATGCGTTCTTAATAGCTTCGATTACTGGTTTAGCTGTTTCTAAGAAACCATTCCAAACATTTGAAGCTGTTTCTTTGATACCGTTCCATAGATTAGAAAACCATTCGCCAACGCCATTCCAAGCATTTTTGATACCTTCCCAAGCTTTTGAAGCGATGTTGACAATGCCATCCCATAAACCTTTGAAGAAGTTTCTGAAACCTTCACATTTATTCCAAAGAATAACGAACGCCACACCAATCGCCACGACTGCGGCAATCACTAAACCGACTGGACCGAGGAAAGCAACGATTGCTGAAACCACTTTTCCAATCAATCCGCCTATCGTACTGAATATCTTAAGACCACCTAGCGCACCTTTAGCAAGTTTTGAACTTCCTGCCATGAACGTTAAGGCTGAGCTTGCAGCTTGAGAACCTTTTGCGATTCCACTTAAAGCTTTTCCTACTTTTACGGCACTTTGCAATCCACCGAAAACTGCCTTAGCCCCACCTACTACCTTGCTTAGTCCTGTTAAGGCACTTACCACTGGTTTTATTGCCCTTTGAGCAACCTTAAAACCAATAAAAGCTTTGGCGATTGCTTGAATTTGTTCAGGGCTTAGGCTTTGAACGATTTTAGCAAAAGCTTTTATCGCTTCAGAAGCTACTGACAATACTTTCCCAATCTTTTCACCGAAAGACGCCATGTCTCCACCAGAAAGAGAAGAGAATACTTTCTTAACTGCCTCCCGAACTTCGCTCAATGCCTGTTTAAAATCAGAAATCGCACTTGTATTTGTGAAACCTTGCCAAAATTCTTTAATTTTAGCAACAGCAGAGCCAACGAACGATGTTATTTTTCCGATAACCGCTTCAAAGTCTATCTTGCTTAAAAAGCCTTCTAGATTTGTTGCTAGTTTATTAAAATCAACCTTATCGAGCTGATTCATAATTGCCTCAAGTGCCTTGATACCTGCTTTAGACAATGTGTCAAAAGCGGGCTTTAGTTTGTTTGATAGTGATTCTTTCAATCCGTCCATAGCCTGGTCAATCGTCTTGTATTGAGTAGCCATATCTTGCATGGATGCCCCAGCACGTTTAAACGCTTCGGCAAAATCATCTGTTTTAACTTCGCCTGCTTGAATTTTGGTAATCAATTCGTTAAGCGACAATCCCATTTGTTTAGCAACTTCGCTCATACCTGCTGGAGCTTGTTCCATCATGATTTTAAAATCTTGCCATGTTAACTTCGGTTTAGCTAAAGCCTGTACCATTTGTTGAGATAAGGATTTCATCGCTTGTTTAGGATTTTCAGACGATGCCGCAAGTCCACCCATAGCCTTTACAAGCTCGTTGCTATCGTTTCGACCAATCGCCGCCATTTGTGAGAATGTGCTAGCCATATCTGAGGCTGAATAAATAGTTTTGGTTGCATAGTCTTGCATGGCCTCTTTAGCTTGATTGATTTGGTCTTTCCCCCAACCTAATTTACTGAGGTTTCCATCGAACGTATCCCACGCTTTCTTGGAACTGTTCAACTCTCCGACCATTTCGCCCATTGTACTTTTGATACTTCCAAAAGCTGATTTAATTGCTGAGCCAACAAGCTCAGCGCCAAGCATTGATTTAAACATCGAACTGCTCTTATTTGAAATGTTATCGAATGTAGATGATGACTTTTGAAGCCCGTTGATTGCTTTCTGTAACCCGTTCAAAGTAGAACTCATCCCTTTATCGACAGCGGTTAATACCGCCTCGACTGAATAAGTTTCCGCCATTATATACCTCCTTTCATTACGTGTTAGCTCTCAGTAAGAGCTCTTTCTCTTTGTCCGAGAGTTGATACTTTTGCTTAGTATCTTTTTTCTTGTAAAAATCACTGTACTTTTTATACAAAGGAGTTTTACCGTCCGATTTTGTAGCTTCTACCTGTCTAGATAGCCAGGCAGAACGATGTAAGAGTTCATCTTCATCTTGCTTTCTTAACAACACTCCAGTCATCAACAAGTCATACTCGTACATTGTCATACGACCTATCTCGTTCATGTCAGTAATGTTTAAAAATCGGACACAATTAATAATGATTTCCTCAAACGTTTCTAGAGATGATTTCTCAATTATTTCTTCTTGAGGCCTTGATTCATCTCCGATAGCAAAGACTTACCAGCATTAGACTCACTCAATTCTTGAAGTACATCATCAAACAATTGTTCTAAGTCTTCGCACTCTTCAACGTATGTTTCAACTTCCGATAAAGAAGGGCGTGGGCTTTCTGTAACTGTTCCGTAGTAGATAATATCAGCTAATGATGCGATATTCTTAGCGTACAATTCAGGGATTTTAGCAGATAGCGCCATTCCAAATTTCAAGCCTTGTTGCTCGATTGGATAAGCTTTATCAAGCGCACGAACGAATTTTACTCCGAATTTAATGTTGTAAGTTTTATCATTGATTTTTAATTGCATTGTTATTTCTCCTTTTTCTAAAAAATACAATAAAAAAGAGAGGCGTTAACCTCTCTTAATTTCTAACCACCGATTCCAGGTGAAGCAGTTACAGGACTAGCTAGACTAGCTGTTCCTTTAGTTGTATCAGCAAACTCGTATTGAACTACTTCGGCTTGGCTAGTGTTAAGAGTTGCATAACCTTTAACACCAGTACCGTTAACTGCGAACTCAAGTTCCAACTCGATTAAGTCTTCTGCGTTTTTAGTTTTCTTGAATGAAGTCAAGTAACCTTGGTAATACACAGCCTCGAATTTGTTACCTTGTTTTTTAGCGTTCTTTTCAATTTCCCAAACTTCAACAAGTTCACCCTTGTCCATAGCTGTTTCTAGCTTAGCGACAAGTTCATCGTCTTCCGCCATGATTGTTGTAGCAGTGATTGAAACTTCAATACCACCGACTGATTGTAACACTCCGTCTTTAGTTTTTACCGAGTTTGTGTCACGGCTTTTCTCTGTTGAGTGTTCAGTTTGGAATGCTAGTTTAGCACCGTCTGCTTTGCTCGCTTCACTTAGTAAGCGAAATAATAAAATACTATCAATACCTTTTTTTGCAACTGGCATTTATTTAACCTCTTTTCTATAAAATTGTAAATACTAGACGAACACGACCACGCTTGAGCGGTTCGATTGTCGTGTTGTCATCAAAAATCGAAATTGTAGATTGTGAGATATTTAAGGCTACATAATAGCCGTCAGCCTCAACAATCCGCATTGCTTCTGCTAGGATACTCGAACACATATCCGATACTTGTTTACGTTTTTTACGAGTACTCCACACGGACAAGACCAATTCGACCGTACCTTTCACGTCCGTTTTGTTTGGTACGAGTATAGAAGTCGTATCCTCTAACTCCACGAACGGATAAGGCACATTGTCGTCTGGTTTATAGTCATACGTTTTATACCCTAAATTCTGGCAACGTTTAAATACGCTGTCAAAAACTGCTTGCTCTCTTGATTTCATTTAACCAACCTCTCCAAATCATTTTTAAATAGTTTCTTTTGTTCGTCAAAAGCTGGTTTGATAAACGGCTGTGCGCTCATTTTGCGAGTTCCTAATTCAACGTAAGCGGCGTAAGCAGTCCCTGGAGCTACTTTATATTTGAATCTGCCTACCTTGTTACTGTTAACAGAAATAGAGCGTTTAGTCGCCCCTGTCGGTTTGACAAAATGTTTATTTTTGCCTCGACCCTCATAGTGCCCTCTGAACTTGGAAGCGTTGTTTACTGCTTTTTTCTGCATTTCAGTACCGTGTTTCTCAACGATGCGCTCAACCTCTTCCATTTTAGCGACTCTTTGAAGTTTAGTTTGAAGCTTTTCAAGGCCTTTTAATTCAAATTGTAAGCTACCCAACAGAATTATCCTTCTCTAAATAGAAAACTCTTCCAGACTGCTTATCTGCTCTACATTTATAGCGTTCTTTTCGATAGTTTAGATAAGTAAATGAGATTTTAGGCGTGTTTTGGAAATAAACCACTTTTGAACCTCGTTTATACTCTCCGAAAACTGCGACTTGTTTATCAACGCCCAAGTCCATTACATAGACTGGAACTATCAATTTTTCGCCTTTATTAGAAGTATATTCGCCTGTTTCTGGATCATAATCTTCTTGTTTTTTAGTGATAATCTCCACTCTATCGTTATATCTCATAGCATCTTAAACCCCGCATTAAATGTTTTTGAGCACACTCGCTTAATCACACTATCGTATTCTTTGAAATCATCAGAGTTAAATGTCATAGATGTGCCTTCTAGGGATTGATTTTTCATCCCTTCAGCACCTATTCTGTTGAATCGTTTAATAATGACCTCAGTAATAATATACTCAAGGCCCTCTGGGACATCATCCACACCTGCGTAAGCTAAAAAATTAGCAGTTGTCAACGTCGCTATGGTTGTCAGTAACTCATCTTGAAGATTGTCCGCAATCCCTAGCAATATCTTCGCTTGAGTGATATTTTTCATGCTATCCCTCCAATACTGCGATAAGTTCCTCTTTGTTTAACGTTGAATAACCTTTGATATTACGCTCTTTCGCAATATCTTGTAGTTCTTTAACTGTTAAGTCGCTATAATTAATAGCTTCAGTTTCAGCAGGATTTTTAGGGTGATGTCGTCGTAACATCATCCCCATATTAAGCGCCTCCGAATTTTACAACTTTTGTAGGGTCGTATAAGTAAACACCATAGTGTTCGTCACCAGTGATAACTGTAGTTTTCTTTAAAATATCGCGGTCTGTTTCAATAGCCACATCACGTTTTAAGTTGATAACGAATGCGCCATATTTTGCTACATCGTCTGTATCTGTTTCAACCGCAGAAACTTTAACAAGGAATCCTTTACCTTTTTCTACTTTCTTAGAGCGTACAATTTGAACGCCGTGTGCTTCACCGAATGTACCAGAAACAACGATGTTAGCACCGATTTCTGAACCACGAACCCATTCTTTAGCTGTGTCTTTACGTAAAGCAATAGCGTCTTCTGGATTGATTAGAGCCACATAGCGCGCGTCTTCTTCATCTGCGAACATTGCCAAGGCTTTATCAAGTGCATCACCAGTTGTAGGTGCTTCAGCAACAAATTGAGTAGCTTTCTTAGCTTCTTCCACTAAGTCGTTGTCTACTTTATTCGCAATAGCTAAAGCGATTTGATGTGTTGCTTGACCGATTGGGTCGCCTAAACCAGAAAGAACAGCTTCGTCTGTTAATTCAATACCTTTCCCAGCTTTTTTGATTGTCATTGTAGACTTTTTAGTAGTTAATTGGTCAGGCTCGATTGCTACGCCTTCCTCAATATCTTTAGCATCGCCAGAATATTCCCATTTTGGAACTGTTAAAGTGTTTCCTGGTTGTCCAACAAGCTCACGCTCAACGTAAGCAAGTGGTGTAAATTTAATCATTTTTGGTAATTTAGCTGAAACCATGTCTGCCATAACTTCAGGGTTTACTAATTGTGCAATTTTAGTTTGTGTCATATATTTTTATCCTTTCAATTTATGATATAGTTCAGGGTTATTTTGCAGTAATTCATTTCTGCTTTGATACCCCATTTTGTTGAATTGTTCTTTGGTAATCTCACCAGCCGAAGTGTCTTCCATCTTCTTCGGTGTTTTACCTTTTAATTTTTCTCCGACTTTCTTGTCGGCTAGTTCATTCACTAACGCAACAAAGCCTTCTACAGCCTCCTGCGTGCTCTCTGCGGTATCTTTGACAACTAAGCCTAGGATTTTATCATCAACTGCAATACCGCCC